TTAGATGCAGTATTTGATAGGGTCACTTCATTTGCTAAAATTTTAATTGGATCTGCCATGTCTATTTCCTTAACTGTATGCTATTGGTACGGCCTTGACAGGACTTGCACCTGTAGTTTTTATTGTTTCACTTGGCAATTTGACTAATATTAGTCTAGATGAATCTGTTGCTGTATGACCAACAGTTGTTGTCGCCTTCACTGACCCATTAGCATGACACAAGTTAATTGTCTCAGACACTGATGCGTGTAAATTAACTAAGCGTACCAACGTAGCCGAACTAACAGTATTTGGAACAGTGTTAGATAATGTTATTTCAGTAGATAATATTTTTAGCGTATTAGCCATTTTATTCTTCGTTATCCAATGTTGCTGCAAATGCAATCAGCTCTTCTTTATTACCAGCATCAATCATTTCTAGCATTTCTTGTTGGTTTTCTTCATCTAATTTAAGATAAAGATCTAGAAGAGAGCCATCTAGGCTTTCTTTAACATTCTTTTTTGCTTCTTGCTCTTTCTTTTCAGCTGGAGTAGGCACTTTAACATTCTTCATGTTATCCATGTTACGCATTGCTGTAGCAAGTATTTTGTGGCCACGAGATTCTTCTACCGATTCTTCATTCATTTCTGACATCATATAGTCATGCGCTGTTTGCATATAGTCAGTAGCTAAAGTAATCTTTGATTGAACCCATTCTGGAAGATCGGTATCAGGTTTTAACATTCCCATCATATGTTCAGCATGACGGCACATTGTTTTCAATTGAGAAATAGCCATATCACCTTCATATCCATATTCTCGTGGGTCTTTTTCTTCTTTTGCCATCTTAGTAGCAGTGCCATACATTACTGACTTAGCGTCTTTACCATATTTGGATGTAAAGGATTTCATATTCTTCTTCATCCCTTTAACATAGTCTTCACGCTTTTTTAACTCATCAGGGGTCAAAGATGCTTCATCAATGTTTTTAATTTGAGCCATGAACCCTTGAGCTGTTGTATTATCTCGTCTTTCTAATGCTGCAGCTACGTTATCATATAACGCTGCTTTTTTATTCTTACCTTGATTACGGAATTTTGATGCTAGTTCTTTAGCGGTCCGCACATCCATCTCTTCAAGGGGTTCAACTTCTTCGTATACTTTAGCATCATTACCTGGATTATATCCATGCTCATCTTCTCTATCATACGTTTTAACTTTAGAGCCAGTGAACACAGCATCATCATTCTTATTAGCATCTTTAGTTTTTTTGACTGTATGCTTTGCGACGAACTTACGTTCGCCTTCAGTTTTTGGCTCGTAAAGCTCTAAAAAGTTTTTAAGTTTGATCGCCATCTTCGTCCTCTGTTTCGTCTTGATCTTGAGTGTCTTCTGGTTCAGATACATCTTCCTCTGATCCATCTTCTGATTCCGTTTCATCATTTTCTGTAGCAGCAAACATCGTTTGAGACACTTCTTCCTTTTTAGCCATTACAGCTTCAGCAGCTTTTTGACCCATCAGGTCATTAAACGCATCCTTAAAAGTTTCTGGTTGTCTATCGAGTACGCTAGCAATCATGTCATCAATTGTAAAAGTTTTTTCAGCCATTTTTCATATCTCCAATTATTTATTTATCTTCCCTCTTGCCCTGATTGTTGGGCCTGAGGAGGATTATCAATTTGTTGTTGTGCTTGCACTTGTTCTGGTGAAGGGAACATAACGCCTAGATACTGAGGATCTTGACTTTCTTCTTCAATCTCTGCATCCATCTTTTCAATATCTTCTTCAGTCTGTTTGAGAATATATTTTCTTACATAGGCATGTGAATAATATTTGCCAACATAAGGATCGAGTTCAGCTAGAATATTAACTCGCTCTTTCATCATCTCAGTATCTTTTAATTCTGCATAGAAGTTATCATCAGTGTAATCAAACTTAATATTCTGTGATATTGATTCCCACTCATCCATTGTCATGATCCCTTTAAGGATCAATTGCTTCTCTAGACACTTCAAGAACAATTGTGAGAATTTCAATCTTAGTCTATTGATAAACTTAGAAAATTTAACTTCATCACGTGTAATTTCAGAAGATCTACCAATGTTGAACCCACCATCGCTAGCTAACCTTGATTGAGGAACATTTAATGCTTCATACATCTTCTTCTGGAAGTACTCTACGTCAGCCAATTCACCTAAGTTTTGGCCACCTGGTAGTGTTGTAATTTCTGTACCACGACCACCTTCACGACGTGGAAGCCAATAGTCTTCCAACATAGTCATAAATTTACGGTCATCACGGACTTCCCCGGAAGCTGAATCGTAAACAATTCTATTCTTATACTTAGTCATCATATCACGCACGTATTGCTCAGCCTTCATTTTAGGAAGGTTACCCACATCGATGTAGAATATTCTACGCTCTGGGGCACGAGAAACACGGTAAATGACCGTCGCATCTTCTAATGTTCTTAATTGATTTAGTGCTTTAATTGCTTTGTGTAGATATGATAAAACTAGGGTGTTATTAACATCCATCAAGCCAGATGTAACATGGACAATGCTGTCCTTAGCAATTTTTACGCCGCCTTGTGCAGTAGCAGAATTAGGATTTGATGTTCCTACATTAGATGAGAATCCTTTCTCACTGTACATGTAGAACTCTTTTGAAATCTCTGGGACTACTACTGAGGTCTTTGGGTCTTTTCTACGTCTAACTTCTTTTACTTTTCTGATCTTTCTAGGATCAATGTAACGAAGTTCTTGTATACCTTCTTGTGGTTTCGTGACATCAATCACGGCATGGTAGTACAATCTACCATCAATATACCATCTCTTAAAAAGGTCATACGCTTGGTTATTGAAGTTTAATAATTCAATAACGTTTTTGAATTCTTGCATGATAGCTTTTTTGACGTTATCTGGTTGCTCTACTTTATCCAGATCCATCTTAAGTATTTCATCAACATCATCGCTTACAATTGCTTCATTTACAATATCGTCTACTGCGTTTTCTACTTCAGGGTGCATACCCATTTGACGGTATTTGTTAATTAGTTCAGCTTCTGTCTTTGCAGAGCCTTCCATATCAACAAATGTGCCATACATACCACCAGCAGCAACGAGCAATGCTCCGTCATCACTATTAGGCGTTACGAATGAAGGAGCTGCTGCAAACTCAGCTTCCTGATTTTTCCTACGTATCTCAAATCCAAATAAATTTGCCATAATATCCTCAATTATTGAAAAGAGGGGCTAGGCCCCTCTTCCCCATTATTAAATACCGCCTGCGTTACCAGTGATACCGTCAGAAACTTCCCAATAATCATATTGGAATGTAACTTGAAACTCTTCGATTGCATCTGTTGAATTCCAATCGAGTTCGATTGGAGCGATGTTTGAAGGGTAGATACCGTTGAACGAATAAGTTCTGATTGGCACACCAGTTTTTGAGAACTGGGTAACTTGTGCTTGCGCTTTATAAAGCGAAGGACTAGCACCACCAAATGTTCTTAGGTTGCCTTGTAATGATTGGATTTGGTTAGACCATTGTTCCATTGCATTACGGATCAAGAAATCTTCGTCGTTGATAACAGTAACTGTCCAATCAGCAAATGTTCTGTCACCAGCTAATCTGATTTTACGACCGAAGTATGGAACCTCAATTGTACCAAGAGTTGATGCTGGAATCTGTGCTGCTTTTACTAAGAATGGAACCTTAATATCAGCAACACCATTTGCTGGGTTTTGAATTGTCACTTGGAAAAGCGAGTTTCTCGCTCCTCCAAGAGTTAACTGACTTCTAATTTCATTTACATTAAATGCCATGATTGATTCTCCTTTGTGTTATTTATTAGAACTGTCCAACAACTTCGGAGAATTCAACACCTGTTCTAACCGCTACGAAATTCAACTGAATGAAGTTGATTGAACGTGCTGGTTTGATGTAGATGTCACCTACAAACTCGTTGCGATCGATAACCTCGCCAGTGTTATTTGTTTCATCACAAATAACTTTGAAGTCATAGATACCACGACGACCTTGTACATCACGCAAGAATGGCTCAACCAAGTTTCTGAATTGAGATCTTGTGAACGAATCGTTAAATTCGAATAGAGTAAATTTGGCAGCTGTTGCAATTGCTTTTTCTAGTACGATGAATAAACGACGTACGTTGATACGATCAAATGCTGATGGTTTAGCTAGTAGTGTCTTATCACCAAACAACAATGTACCTTGGCCTGGGAATGTAACCACTGGGTTAACACCAGATTTGTAAAGGATATCACGTTCTGCTTTGTTTGGATTGTATGCTAGTTTAACTACGTTTTTAATAATACCGCGGTTAAAGCCAGCTGGTGACCACCATGCATCTCTTGTTTCATCAGTACGTACACATAGACCAGCTACGTCACCATTTAATGGAACATAACGGTATAAGTCATTGTACTTGTCGTATTGATACTTGTAACCTGAATCTAATACAGCATATGATGTTGATGTAATGTCATTTCTGAATTGAACAACATCTATTTCTTCATCTAACTGTGAGTTTAAAACAACGTCTGCTTTATCTGGTGAAATGAATGCTACGCAATCTTTTCTATATTCAGCAATGTTATCAATCAAGTAATTAGCTAATTGGGCACCGTTAGTACCACCACGAGCTTTGCCTTGAAGTAATAATGAAATATCTACATCTTCTGCTGATTTGAATTGATCATAACCATTTGTAAGAACACCAATTGCTACATTTGATTCATCATTACCATCTGAACCACCAACAAATGATTGTACTAATGGTGTGTGTGTAGATAAAGACGTAATATTTAATGCAGTATTAGTATAGCCAGCTGTTCTATCAGTAGTAATGTAAACATATTTTGATTGTTGATTGATTACATCTTTAATATAATTTGTAGCACCATCTTCTGTCTTAGCATTTGTTGCTCTTGACACGCCTTGATACACTTCTAATACTGTACCTGGTACACCTGTGAATAATCCATCTTCATCAGCTACAATAACGTGTGCTTCATCAACAGCTGTTGTATTGCCGAATTTAGATTGATATTGTGATGTGCCCGGAGCAACGTCAACCACTTGAGCATATTCCCAGAAACGTTTTAAGTAACCGGCTGCTGTTGTAGATACGTTAGCAACTACTGTATTACCAAAACTGGTTAATGTATATTTTGAAGCCAATGTCACAGTGAAAGATGCTACTGTTGCTGTATTTGATACAGTACTGATACTTGTAATTTTACCTTGCTGTGTACCAATAGTAGTATTACCCAATTCAATTAAGTCGCCAACTGTAAGCAATGATTTGACTTCAGTTGCACGAGCAACCGCATCAGCAATAACTGTAGCACCAATTTGAACAACAACATTCGAGCTACCGTTTGTAGCAATAATAGATGTTAGTAGACCGTTTGCATTGATAGAACTATTACTTGCTAGTACGGTATTAGAGAAGAATGTGTTTGGCGTATCGCAAACAGAAATCTTCAATGAATTGCCCATTAAGCCTGGATATCTAGCAACGTAACGTACGTTTGTTTCACCTGTCAATAATGCGCTGTCTTGATCAAATACATCATCATTTCGAATAACAAGATTTGTATTTGATGTTACAGAGCCTACGTTTGCATATGCATTTAAAGCACCTGCTACACCTGTTGCATCTGTTGTATTAGCTACACGGACTGTGTATAGTTTATTACCGTAAGCTAAAAAGTTAGCTGCGGTAAAGAATGTTTCTGGGTTATGGTTGGTAGGTTTACCAAAACGAGCTACTAGCTCTGATTCGGTACTAACGAGTATACGCTTGTCTACTGGACCCCACTTGAACACACCTGCAATTGCACCCTCTGTTGTTGAAACAGCTGGCACTACGGTGGTTAAGTCGATTTCAGTGACATTTACGCCTGGACTAACTTGAAATGGCATTTTGTGTCTCCTTCAAAAAAAACTACTATGTGATTTACTGATCTATTTATAAATAACGATTTTTAACTGGATAACCAGCCATCAAAAGACATTTGATTCTCTGTTAGTTCATTCATGTCTACTATTTTTGGCAACTCTTCAATTGTTACACCATTATCTATAATCCCAAAAGGGGTCAGTTCATCTTCAATTCGTCGTATATTCTCTTCATACAAATTGCGTCTAAAGTTAGTAGTGATCAGCTCTTTAAAATAATTCTGGTCAGTTAGCCATGCAAACAACACACAACACATTACAAGGTCATCGTTACCTTCTGATGCTTCGTATGATGGTCCATTACTTACAAACCGGAAAAGCTCTTGAATTGTCTCATAATCACTGATGATGAGTTTATCGTTTTCAACGAGCGATTTGAGGTTAGAACAACCAAGCTTTTTGACGGTCTTGGTCGTTCTAACTCCCGCATGTGATGTTCCCCTAAAACCACCCGACACAACAGCCCCATTGAGAGCGGAGGTATATGAGAAAATCAAATTGTCATACTCTAAGTCATGTTGAAGGATATCTGCCACTTGTTGGCCAATATCATTTGTTTCAACTAATACTAGAGCATTATTAAAGTACTTAGCTATATTGAGAATTACAGATGGATAGATCAGCGGATCAATTAGCTTGTTTCTGTATGAGGCAACATTGGTATAAGGTAATTCTGTTACATCAAATACTTGTAACGCAGAGTAGTCACCGTCTACGCCTCGTCCTGTATCTACTGCTATCGCATATGTTCTTGTTGGTTGCGGAAAGTCATATACTTTCAATGAACCATCTGTCTTTGCAGGTGACCGCCATACTAACGTTCTTAGCTTAGCTCCTGCAATCAGTGTAGATGATGACCCTAGGAACTCGCAATCAAACTCTTGTCTAAATTGTTCTTCTGATGTATTACGGATCGTCTCTAGCTTCCATGCTTCATCTCTACCCGGAACATCGCTCCAGTGAACGTCTACACGGGTATAAGAGTTTCTTCCTTCTTCACTGTCTGCCCATAACTTATAGAATAAGTTTAGTCCGTTTGGCGTAGATGTGATTAGTACCTTTGTTGTTTCACCAGATGAAATTGTAGGGTAAACAGAACTAAAGAACGTCTCTTGAATATTAGCTGGAACGAATGCAAACTCGTCTAGGTATACCAAGTTCTGTGATGTGCCCCGAATTGCTGATG